CCGGATACGCGTTGGGTCACAAGCTGGACCTTGGCGTAAACACCGGCGTTTTTCAGGCCGTCGATCCGGTACACGGTCGCGTTACCAAAAGCGTGCTTCCACTCGTAGTACGCCGCGTTGACGCTTTCCCGGTCGTCTGAGCTGATTGTGTCGCCCCGGCTGTAAAACCCGGCTTCCTGCCCGTCGTATTCGAGCGGAACACGGATCTTTTCACCGCCGTCCGGGCGTTCCCAGAGCCCTTTCTGTTGCTTCAACAGGTAGTTGAGCAAGAAAGAGGTGTCGAAATAGATGTCCACGGCCTTCCCACCGTCGGCCATGAAATAATCATTGGTAATCGCCTCAAGTTCTTCAAAAGGTAGAGACATAGCGCTTCCTCCTTATTAGGGGGCACCTTTCAGCCGTTGCGCGGCCCTTTGGGCCAAGACAGACGTAAGGCCCCCGTATTTTCTGGTGTTTTGGAGTTCAGCGGGAATTTTTCCGGCCGGTCTTCCAGTGGCCGACGGCCCTCCCGAGAGGACCTGAGCGGATCGTTTGGCGCGAAGGCTTTTCGTGAGCTTTTCTTCCGCCTTTTTCATGGCGTCTTTCTCCCGGATATCCTTTGTCAGCAGCATGTGTGCTGATATGGCGTTGTGTCCGGGGTTTTCATCCATGAATTTTTGGAGCTTCCCGTCATCCCACATTTTGTCGAAGTCAGGGTTTTCCTTGGCGTATTTCTCGTATGTGGTCACGGTCGCCCTTTGCTGATCCTGTTGCATCTGTTCCCGTTGTTGTTGCTGGATTTCGCCCACCAGTTCCGACCGGATCTGTTTCGCGAAGTTCGTGAGAAACCCTTTTGGGTCATCGTCAAACATATCCTGCAACTCTTCATTGCTCATGGCCCCCATGTCCTGATACTCAGGCTCTTCGGCATCCTTGTCTTTTGACTCAGTTTTGGTCTGGATCTCAGCAAGCTGCTCCTTGAGGGCGTTCTTCTCCCGAATCAGTTCTTGGAAACGCGGGTGCTCGTGGAAGGGCATGTTCTCTTCTTCGCCCTCATCCTTTGGCTCCACGCCTTTTTCTTCATCCTCATCCGTTTGACCTTCAGTTTTTTGCGTCTCTTCAGACGATTTATCCGTTTCGGCGTTCTCAGGCTCGGGAATGGCCTGGTCCACCGTTGGGATAAGGTCTTCGGTCTCTTGAGGTGCCACGGGTTGGGACGATTCCCCGCCGCTTTCCGTGCTTAGCGTCCCTGTTTGTTCGTCAGACATCTATGTGTCCTCCTTAATGTGGGTTTGGATCAGGGCAAACAAAAAAAGGGGGTAGCGTGATGATGTGGCACCACACTGCCCCCTTCATTGCTTCTTGCGTCCATCCTCGGCCTGGCCTGGCCTCAGATAGAACCCTGATTGTTTATAACGTCATTACTTCCCCCAGATGTTTGTTCGCATCCTTCCAACCGGCTTAACGCTTCCGGTAATGCCACGATCCTTCTTTTTCTTGGGGAGCATCGGGAGTTTCCCTTTCGGTTTCTCGTCGTCATCGATGGTACCCTTGATATTCCTCTTCCCACGACCCCTGAAAAGCCCGGGCGTCTCCGTTTTGTATTTGTCTTTCATGAATAAAGGCATCAATCCATCTCCCCCGCGTCGATGACACGGTGTTTTATGATGTGGCGTTTGACTCTGATGGTCTTCCCGGCCCATCTGAGCTCTACGATAACGGTTTGGGTGTTTTCTTTGACCACCTCTCCCACTGAACGCCCCAGCCCAATATCAAACTCCACCCTTTTCATAAGCTGACCCTCTCTCTTTCCTTGTATCGCCTTACCATGTCCCGCTGGATACGCTCCATGTTTGGCTCTTCGGGCCTGCGGGGCCTTTCTCCCGAATCCATGGGCCTTATTCCTTCGGCCCTCATCCAGTTGTAATAATTGTCACGGGTTGGCCGCTTCAGAAATTCTTGCGTCTCCGGTTTTGGGCTGTCTTTGTCAACCACCTCCAAAACCGACCTGATCCATGGCGCATCCTGGTTGAAAAGGCAGGCCCCGTGAACGGTGATGATTCGTTTGGCGTTGAATCCACACCTGGGGCACTCGACAATCTGGTCGTCAACCCCCGTTATCGTCTCAAAGACGTGCCCGCATGTTTGGTCCTGGCATTCATAATCATAAAGTGGCACGATTGACCCCCTCTAACTCGGCTGGATTATACCGGTCGGCACTTCCTGGTCCACAATCGGCTCGATCTGGACGAAACTCCTGACGCCCTTCGGGCTTACCAAGCATTCCGCGTACATTTGACACCGGTACTGCTTGACAATCGCATTGACCGCCTCCACACATTTCTTCGCCCGGATCTTGGGGTCTCCCTCGATCATGGTGGCCCCGTTCATGTTCATCGCTTTCAGCCTTGATGCTTTCCCCATCTACTTGCCCTCCCCCGGCTCTTTGTTGTTTGACTGCATCCCCTTTTCACGATAGGGTGGGGTCCCTTTTTGCTTGGTTTCGGCGCGAGTAGCCGCCTGTTTCTCGGAAACATCGACCTTCTTGTTTTCAATATCGGCTTTACTTTCCTTCTCAGCTATTCCGCTGACAAACCCGGCCTTGTCCATGGTCTGCGAATGTTCTTGCTGCTTTACCTCGGCCATAAGTTCGGCCTTCTTGATACGGATCTGCTCTTCATCAAAGCCGATACCCGCCAATTTCACTTGCTGCTCCACCTGCTCGGTAACGATCTTCTCTCGCATCAACTCGATGTCGGCCATGACCTTCTGTGACTCGGCCTGTTTCTTCTGAATCTCGGCCTGCTTGTCCATCAGCTCGTATTCCTGCATGGGATCGGCTGGCGGTTCCTCGGGTGCGGGCAACAAGGCCTGAAACGGCGGGATCTCTTCGTATCTCAGCTTCATTTCAAAGTCCCGGTCGTCCATCTGAGCGATCTCGCTCATGGCTTCCAACATCATGGGTGGAAAACCAATCTGCCCGAGACGATCAATGAACATGCCAATCGGCCCCATTTTCATGCGAATACTTACGTTCTTCCGGTCTGGCCATTCGAGTCGTTTTAATAGTTCGTCCCCGTCGATCGCATTCAGCTTGAAAAGCTCTATCGCCTCTTCGCGCACCTGGACTTTCGATACCGGCATGGTTGAACCGGAAACGACCGTCAACCGGGCGGGAACAATCAGGTCTGGCCCTTTAATCTTGTCCCGGATTTCCTCCCCGTCGTCCTCATAGGTGATCCATCGGTCCTCGTCATACCAGTTCATGACGTGCGAGAGGTACATTCGGCCGCGCTCCCGGATCATTTTTGAGTAATTGCGGATCTTGCCGCGGAGCATTGTGTGAGCCCGCTCAATAAGGGCGGCGATAGCTTTGTACGCAATGACATCGCGCCCCGGGCTTTGGGCCTGTTCGAGATCAAATGTCCCGGCCACAAGGAAAAATAGATCTTTATATATATCAAGGGTCCCGATAAGGTCAGACGGCGGCGTCGGCGGGTCCATATAACGAATACCCTGCGCCACCATGGCGCTTGATGGGTTGATAATGCCCGGATAGTTGGTAAACTGGTTATTATCAACGCCCGAATCCTTCGGGTTGATGATCTTCAGGCGACTGGCTTTGTCCTTCCAAAGGGTGATCTGGCTCAGGCTTTTGTTGATTTCGACCTGTAACGCTTCGAGCTGTTCGTAATCACACATGCCCCATGGTGTCACGTTGTCGGTGATAGAAGGCGTCATGGTGAAGGGGAAGCGGTCATAAAGGTATGTCTCTGATGCCTGCTCAACCGGCAGCTCAGGATTGATGCTCGGGTTCCCCCGGTCGGTCAGGACCACATGTCCACCTGAACACACCTGAACGCACCGAATACCGCCAGGGTATACAAGGTTATCCTCTTCGTCGGTCGTGTAATCCTTAACCCAACATTCAACGATAAGTGTCTCCTGGCTATCGGAACTTCCTTCACCGGAAATGTTGAGCATGTTCTTGACCACGCCCGCCACGGTTGAGAAATACCCTTTGGGTTGGTTTGCCCGTCCACCTTGCACTTCCCGGCGCTCGTCGCCCAATTCCTTCAGGACCTCTTCGTCAGCCCGGATGTACTGCGCCATTTCCGGCCATCGCCGTCGGGCCTCGCGGATGTTCATAGGCCAGAAGTGAAAAACGGCCTCGGCCTTGGCGATACCGCGGCATTTAACCGGGTAGATTCCGAAATAAAACGGGTCCACCAACTCGGTCTCGACCTCTCCAAACACGTCACGGTCAGTGTTGTAGACCATTTTTTCAACGGTCACGCCATATGTCTCGCCGTTGGTGACGGACCTTTCAAGTACGTGTTGCTGTTCCTGCTCGTTCCACCAGTGCTCGGCGGTGTGCAGCAACTTGTTGTAAATATCATCGTCCGCCTGATCCGGATCGCCCTGTTGCGTGATATTGAAAGTCGGATTATTGTCGGTGAGAAGATTGACGGTCCTTAATCGATGCGCGAAAAGAAGGTTGGCGGACACCAGCGTGGCTTTATTTGTACTGCCCTTCCAGTGTTTATTCCGGGATAGCTCGTAGTTGCGCGTCCACTTGCCAGGCAATCCGAGGTCGCTTTTATCCTGAAGGACCTCATCGAGCAATTGAAACACGCGGAAACCCACCATCTCATTATCCGGCTCCGGGATTAGTTCATCGGTCAAATTATTATTTATGGTCGGTTCGGCATCAGCCATTATCGCCATGCTCCTTGGTTATGTGTCCTTTGAGCGCCGCCTGCGTCTTATACTCCCGGCCACACTGACCACATACGAACACTGGAAAAACGTCAATCATCCCCTGGTCGGTCAAGATCTTCGTTGGCCCCTCCTTCGGGTCCACATGCTCTTGCGGCCAGGGGTACTTCCCACACGCGGCATGGGTCATGTACCGCCAACCCGAATTGGGCCTGAATGGATCAAATTGCGCCTTCGGTAACTTGTCGAACATCGTGTGATCAACGGGCCTGTGAAGGTCTTTGTCGCGGATCTCGGCCACTTTCGATGTCTCCGAAAGTCTCTCTCCGCCCAATGAACAGAACCAACAGTGAAGAATCATACCCTCACCCCCCGGATCATCGCTCGAAGCGCTGTAAGGCTACAAGTGAAGGTATGGCTGACGGAAAGCTCGTCGTCACCGCTGATGTTTTGCCAATGCAAACCGTCTATCGCCCCTTCGACTTTGCCGCCTGTTTCCACTATCTCCTTGATTTCATCCTTCAAGCACCTGATCACCTTCGCCTTTTCCTTTTCCGTCAGAGTTTGAAACGAAAACGGTTCATCCGGCTTCTTCTTTTTCCAAAACATCGTCTCTCCCTCCCTCTTAGAGCGTCCTCACCCGCTCGTCTTTATCCACCGGCGGTGTCATGGCGTCCTGCCACAGATCCCCTTCCGGCTCTTCCGTTGACCCGGGGTCGCGCTCACGCTCAATAAGTTTGTTCTCGGGCCTGGCGGCCTTAAACCCCATAACGAACCCGATCACAACAGACACCAGCACCGTCGCGGTCAAAACCACCTGTTTAATCCACGGTTCCACGTTATTCGTTCCTCGCAATCGCCGCATTCGCCCACATGACACACTCTTCCAGCTTGGTGATAGCCAGCGCCTTCTCGCGGCTGTCGGGGCATGACACAAGGATATTGAGCGCCAACAAGTAGGCCTCGTCCCGAAGGTCATTATATCTTTCGGGTTGACCTTCCTTCGGCGGATGGTAGGTAAAGCGGTTCTCCAGGTCTTCCTTAGTCAACTGTGCCAATGAGCTCCCCCCTGTCTTCATAATAGTCTTCCGGTTCAAAATCATCGCCGCCATGGAGCACGCCAATGGCCTCTTCCGATACGCGCCCTGCATAACCCTCATAACTTCCTGCCCCAGCGGGCTTGAGCAGCCGCGCGATGCGACGGTCGTACTCTGACGATATCGGTTTTGGCGGTTTCGCGTTGATCGGCCGCGCCATCATGATATGGCAGGTCTCGTCGTAAACGTGATCTTCCTGGTCGGTGTCAATATCTTCGGGCTTCAGTTCGTCCATGCAAAGCGCCGGCACCGTCCGTATAAAGGCTTTACACGTCGAATAAACCTGCATCATGGGGGCCTCGATCACGTTACCGTCGGAATCTCGTCGGACCCTCAACCGTTCCCTGAATTGCCGGATTTTCAGCTCGCGGCTCGGATCTCCCGGACTCATGTAAATCCCATGCTCCGAGAAAACCTCGGCCGTTGATTTGCCCTGGCCTCCACCTTGGAAATTCGGTTTCTTGTTGAAACAGTCGGGTCCAGCCAACCGAATGATATCCCGATTGCTGATCCCCATACGGACTTCGCGCTCCTTGATGCCCTCGGCTACTTCGGAATCGGACAGCCTAAGCCCTTCATCAGGGGTCTCCGTGCACCCGTACCATTCTCCGCAACGGTAGAGACGGCCGTCACTATCCACCCACCACCACGCCCAACTGAAGGGTTTCCCGAAGCCCCAGTCGAATGTGGAGTAAAGCGGTGCATATTCTGGGATGGGAATAGGGTTGATGACGTGATACGCGGGAAAAAAACCGAAAGCCTGGCCGATGAAGACGTCCCAGTCTCCCATTAACCACGCTTTTCGAAGGGCCGGATCTGAGATAGACTTGAGGCGGGCGACATATAACGGGTCGTTGTCGCAAAGGATCTTGTTATCATCGAGAAAAGACGGGATAAATACGCGCGTTTCTTCCATTCCACCGGCCAGCGGCAGTCGAATCACGGTCTCAGGCTCAAGGCCGTCCGATCCAAGTTTGAAAAACTCCTTAACGGCGTTGTGGCCGGGGCCGCCAGGGTTCCCAGTGCCAAACATGCGGCATGGTACGCCGTGCGGGGAGCGGTTCGAACCTTTGAGCTTGTCAACCATCTGGATAAAGAATGGAAAGGTGGTGCACTCATCGATGGCAATTTCGGTGAATTGATGGCCCACATAATCGTTAGCCTGGTCCAAACGTCCAATTGCGGGCATCGTGACGCGAGCGCCGTTCTCGAACTTGAGATAATTAGTCTGGTTGTTGCCGCCGATGCGCTCGGCTTTGAGGCCGTTCTCGATCAACTCGTCAATCCTCCGCCGCAATTCGCCAAAATCTTTGTACTTCCGCCTGACCACTAAGCCATTCCATTTGCTACCCCACTTCTCCGCGCCACGAATCTGGCGCCCCAGAAGGCAATCAGACTTGCCACCACCCCTGGAGCCACCAAAGAAGGTGAAATCGATAGGGCTGACGGCCGCCTTGCGTTGTGGGCCGTCTTGAGGCGCCCATACAAACTCTAAGCCTCGTCGTTCGGGGCCTTGTCCTGTTTGAACATCGCTTCCCATTCTTCAACCGTTTCCGGTTCCGGGGGGAACCACGTCATCTTCTTTTCGATGGGACCACCATCCGCGCCGGTGTGCTCGTGCCTCTCGGCTGGATAAAGATTCAAAAGTTTCTGAGCGTCCATCCGGGCCTTTTGCCGGACATTCCACGCCACCAGGTTTTTGGAATAGACAATACCGTCATCCTTATCGTTGAACACTTTGACTTCTTTGGCGTTTAATTCTGCTTTGAGTTTTTTGGCGAGATACGACGGCGTGATGCCGCGTTCGTGCAGGATCTCATCCATCGATTGAACATGCTCTATGAGCTCATCGTTGGTAATTGCCATGATGGCAACCACCCTAAATCATTGCCAATAATCGTGTCAAGCGGACATCAAGCGAGGACATCAGGTGAGGACGTCAAGCGAGGACATCAGGTGAGGACAAATTTAAGAAAATTAAAGCAACATTTTAATAAACCGTATTCTTTTCTATTTTTATGTCATTTTTTTCTTGACAAACGAATACGAATAGATTATCT